GGTGGCTCCAGACGGACGACCCGTGACCACGTCGAAGAACACGTTGTTGCCACCCCACCGCATATTGCGGGGGCCACCGGCCTTGCCCTTCTGGAGCTGGGCGAGGAAAGGCGTGACAAGGTTCTGGACCTTTTCACGGAACTGCGAATACACGTTCTTGAGCAGGCCAGTTAGCTCTGCATCGGTAATGACTGTCGGACTGGGCATAATACGCCTCTGAGTGTCTTATGAAGAAAATGATGCCAACGCGGATCGCAACGCACTATCCACCGCATCGTCAACGGTTGAGATTGGCGCACCCTTGGGGGCAATAGACTTGCCCACGGTGCCAGTTGGCTTGGTGGCCTTTCCAAGAAGGTTCTTGGCCTTTTGCGCTTCGATCCGTGCCTTGTCCAGTTCCGACTGTAGCGCTGCCCGTTGAGAGGCAGACGAGTCGGGCTGAGACCGTTTTACGTTGACCATTTGCGCCCACACCGCCAAGTCCTCGACGATGTACTCCCGGATGGCGTCATAGCGTGACGGCGGAACATATAGCTGCCCATTCGGGGCAGTCTCCGCGTGCGCCTGCATCACCATCTCCAAACGGCTTTCAATGTCTTCAACAGAAATGTTTGGCAGTGCGTCAGTAATCATCTTGACGGCTGGCATCACTTCTTGTTTGTAGAACTGTTCACCGTTCCGTGTAATATCCTGCATTTGATGCTTGACACGCAAGTTCTGCGTCTCCTGCTCTGCTCGCTCTACTCGCTTTTCAGGCGAGTTTTCCGCAAGGTAGGCATCGCGTACCGCCAAAAGGAAGTCGTCGTCTTGCAGCAAGCGCTCTATCTGCGCTTCACGTTCGACTACCGTCGCTTCCATCTGCTGAATTGCGTCAAGCGACTGGAGGTACTCTTGCTCAATAGCCTGAGACTTTCGGTCCCGCTCCTCGTTGTACACGCCCCACTGCGCGAGCTTGACCACTTGGTCGAGGCGGTCCTTTCGGACCTTCCCGTTGGCCTTGTACTCCACCATCAACGACGGGACTTCCACCTCCCCGCCTTCGTCATACAGCGCAAACTCGGTTGCCAGACCGTCCGAAAGAGTCGGGACAGCCACATATCCGTCTGGCAATGCCGCGCTCTCTGACGCGGATTCTTCCTCGTTTGACGCAGGATTGACGACGTATTCCTCATCTGGAGAAACGTCGCTTTCTGGAGCTTCTTTAGCTTCGGTCGCAACAGCCGTATCTTCTCCGCCGTTGGGGAGCGCGGCGGCGGCGGCTTCAGCGATTACATCGTTAATATCAAGAACTGGAGCGGTCATCTGATCCTATTGCTGGCGAGATAAGATGTCTGCTTGCCGTGCGGCTGCCTCTTCTTCGGGGATGCCAGCCAATGCTTGCTGCATTAGTGGGGCGACCCCGATGGGAGGATTTCCGGCGGCGAGCGGCAACTGGCTCGGTGGCATATTTGGCACGCTGGCGGCGGGAGGTCCGCCTTCCGGTCCAGCTCCGGGCATCGGTGGTGCGGCAGGAGCAGCACCCGGAGGGCCACCCTGCTTCTGTCCTGCCTGATTGGCGAGCGCAGTCCATCGCTCCTGTGCGGTGGCAATGATCTGCGGGTCCAAGTCGTCTTGCAGAATGATTTCCCGTTCCAAAATGTCTTGGTGGATGGCTTCGTTGTCCTGCCACCGCATTTCAGGGACTTCAATCTGCTGGCGGATTGCATCTGCGATCCGCTTTCCTCGCGCTTCCTGATCGTCGTCTGGCGAAGAAATGTTGGATGCCAAGGCAAACATCTGGCGACGGCGATATTCCTTGAGGTCGATCACGCCCGTCTGCAACCAGTTGTCTAGCATGTACATGCGAAACGCCAGCGGCATTGGCATCATTGACGCCTTCTCCACCTTA